TCAGCTCCAAACCATTCGGTAGGCTCATCATTCATTTTTATACCAACTCCCCACACTTTAAACAGGGGTGAGTGTACGTACTGCACAGCACTGAGATGTGCCAGGCTGTGTTCTGTATCGTAATAAGTTTCGAAATCGAGTGTAATTACATTCATCTGGATCTCCTGAGTTGTATCATTAATTTTTGCCAATGTTCATAATCTCCTTTTTTGGCACGTTCCCAACCTATGCGGGAATTAACCATATTAAAGGCGACTGACAATCTTACTTTTTTATATTGTGTAAACGGGGCGTGTTCATCGGGGTAGGTATACGGACTTTTAGTATTCCGCTTTACCATTACATATGTTGACATATTAGTCCTCCTAGACTGTTGACATTTATCCTAAATGCTTTATGTTTGGAAATTAGGGTATCACATTTGCAAGTGATACGTAAATATAACTTTTAATATTAAAGGTGATTACATGGCTACTATAGCTACTTTAAGAAAAAGTGGAAATGTTGAAAGCAACTCAGCTTTTAAAGGTTTTCCTGAAGGACAAATGTTCACAAGGAAAGCTACTATTTCTACTCCTGTCTTAGCATTAAACGATGTAATACAAGCTCTAAACGTATACGCAGGGGAAACTTTGCACGCGTTAAGAGTAGTATCTACTGATATTGACACAAACGGTTCACCAGCTGTTGTATTAGATATTGGTTACGGTAACAGCACGTCTGCTACTGGTGCCAACTCTGCTGCAATTAAAGATGGTTCAACTATTGGTCAAGCTGGTGGTATCGAGCTCTTCAGTGCATTAAGTGCAGATGATGACGCAATCGAACCAGTTGAGTTTACTGCAGACGATACTATTGATATTCATGTACAAGTTGCTCCTGCTACAGGTGCTGCTGGTACAATTACAGTCACAGGTTATTTTAGCTAGACAATAGCATAAAGATAACTTAGACTATTAGGAGTTGATTTTCTCCTAGTATCAATGAAGTGTAAAAAGGGCTTACTTTTGTAGGCCCTTTTTCTTTTTGTACAAACGATCGCCCAGGGTGTATATGTGTGTGTATTCACTGTCCTGCACAATAAGTTCAAAACCATTGAACTTTAGTATTTCTACTTGAGTTTCTTTTTCCAAATAGTTTTTTAGTTGGGTTAGACTGGACCATTCTTTGGCTAGCAAAGGGTCTTCATCAACCTGTTTGGGGGTGGGGGGTGTAGCTTCGAGAACATCGCCTATAAATTTCTTAACTATATGATTAAGGTCAGCACGAGTTATCATGCGTTTTTTGTTATAGAACTTTTGTCCAAGGTTTATTCGTTCGTCGTTTGTTAGTTCAATTGATATGTTGGTTTTCATATTCGGTTTTTGATTATACGCATAGCATGTTCTAGTTTAGCAAACTGCTTTTTAGCTTTTGCTAACTTTTCTTTATCACCAGTATCTAACTTATCGTCAGCCATATCTTGTATAAATGTTTCTACAATTTTCACAGCTTCTGATATAGATGTTATTGTTTCACTCAAAGTTTACCTCTTCGTTTTAGTGCAACATGAATGCGTTGCAGTTGTTCTGGTGTAAGTGTTCCGTTTGGTTTACTTGTTGTCATATTAATTCCACTTCAAAAGTATATTGTATGCCAGACATGTAACATGCAGTACACATAGCTACAACAACAAAAAGTTGTATATAAAATAATTTTCTTAAATTGTTCATATTGCAGTCTCCGGATTCATTAACTTGTGCAAATCAATATGTTTTCTCTGCTCCGGTGTAGCAGTTCTAGCTACCCAATGTGGTGGATACTGCATGCTAGATGAATTACTGTGGTGATCTTCATAATGATTTTTCTTTTGTATTGCACGAGTATAAGCTTTAAATACATCCTGCATATAAGGCTTGTCTTGTGTAATAAACTTTTGATAAGCCCTTGTAGCAGTTTGGTCGTATCCGTTTTCAGTTTTGTACTGGTCAGGCATACATAAAGGTAAATCTTGCAATACTTCCCAATTAGTATCTTTTTCAGTTGGAATATTAAGTGGCAAATCTTGTAAAGCACTTATTACACTTTCTGTTTTGTGAGCAGCGATACCACTTTCATCTGTAAATCGCCATCTATATTCTTGACAAAGTGTTAATGCATGCATCCACAACCACCAGTAATTCAGTGCATCTTGTCGAACCCATATAGTTGAAGGGTGATTTTCATATGCTTTTTTGTATAAACCTTTAGTATCTGCATTTGCATCACCATCAAGCACGCGATGTGCAGTCGATAACATTTGTGCAGATTCCACAATCATTTTTGGTATAAGTTTATCTGGTAACTCTAATGCAGCCATTCTTGGATCGTCGTTTACAGCAAATATATTCATACTTGTACTCCTAATAAATTAAGTTTAAATACAGATTCTTTTGGTACTGCAAACCATGCCCATGGTTTTACAGTATGTCCTGAAGCTTGGGCATCAATTACAGGCTTCGTAGAGCCTTCAAGCCAACGTCCTGTACCGTAGCCCCAAGTACTACCGTTGTTTCGCATATATTGAATATTTCGTTCAAAAACTGAACGAGCTCTGTTAGGTATTATTTGTTTCCATGCGTCGTTATAGTAACGATCAACAATAAGATTACCAGCACGTGGTGAAAAGCCAGTGACTTTACAACGAATGTAACCTTGTTGGTATTCAGCGACTAACCAGTCGCCTTCGTTGAATATTTGTTCTGCTTTTACACCCTCAGGTAATTCCAACCAACTTTGTTTAGGGCTAATAGTGTGGAAAGTAGTACCTGTTACTTGGTCTTCAACAGTGTTAGGACCAAACAAAAATCCGTTTCTTTGATACGGCACGTTGTTTGCATCACACCATCTTGAAGTTGCATTGTTATATCGATGATGATTTTTGCTCATTTGTTATCCTCATCATCAGAAAGAATGACTAAATGTTTTTTCATCCAATCTTCATTGATGCCTTCTTTTTTCAATTTATCTTTTAGTTTTGTTTCAAATGTTTTATTAGCTTTTTTGCTCATGATTTTCTCCTTCATGGTTATAGGTTTCAATTAGTCTTGCTAAATACCATTGGGCTTTTTGCAAGTCTTCTTTTTGGTTCTTGTATTCATAACGCCATATGTATTTTATGATGTTACCTTTCAAGTAGCCTTGGAACTGTCGAGTGGTCATAGAAGCTTGAATAGCTTGTATGCACTCAATATCTCCAGTGTTGTAATGTGGGGGTTGGTTTACATTATCCATAATTACTCCTTAATTGGTTCGCAACAGTTAGCGTGGTCTCTGACCCGCTTAGAATCATAAGTATAAACTTAAAGTTTCGTTGAGTATATCAACGCTCATTTTGCATCGATTCTTAGGAAGTCGTCTGCCTCTCTCGGACCTCTAGGGCACTGGGTTCCACAGGTGGTTGTATCAACTAACTGTTACGATATTTCTTTTTCAAGAAATCGCGGTTGGACTCTTCGTACGACTGAAAAGTAGGATGAACTTCCATGCCATAAGCACGTCGTTCAGAGCAATTCTTCTTATACATACGAAGAGCAAATTCCTTATAATCCGTAATGTTCGCAAAATGCTTCATACATTTCCTCAACTATTGGTATATCTAATTCGAACATTGTATCAATAGTTGCAGGGCTAGGTATAGTATCAGGGCTTTCGTACATGCCAGGTTTTGCTTTATTTTTCAACCAATCTCTAAAAGTTTCAAAAAAGAAAAGATAAGAAATTTCATCCATAGTGGCATCATCTTCAAGCATATGTACAAGAGCTTTTCTTTTTATTTGTTTTACAGAGAAAGTGTCAAAGTATTCATTTAAAGAATCTTCTAACCAAGAACCATGCCACTGTTCCCATTCTTCTGCTTTTTGCTTTAGTTTCATTACAAACCTTGATCTTCAGAGTATTGATTGTGCTTACGCCAATCTGGTTGTTTTGTTTCCCATTTCAACTTTGGCACAGAAAAGTTGAACCCAAGTGCTTTTTTGTTTATGGATTCAACCTTTAGTTTTTCATGTACCATAGTCTTACGCATAAGAAATAATACAAGAGAAGCAGTAAGACCGCCAACCATAGCAGCAGTCATACCGCTGAAAGTACCATAGAAAGCAACCATAAGTGTTGCAGTAATCAGTACATCAGCAAAGATGTCATGTCCAATAGTCTTACGACCACCAGCTTTAAGCGCTAGCAAAAGCAGACCTAGCGCGCTGAATATTCCGATAGTTAGCATTGTTGCGTTGCCTCCACATAATATAGGCCATGTAGCCAAATTGAATTAGTTCGATAAGTATCCACAAAGCTGTGGTAATACTTGACAATATACTAGGCATAGTTGTACCTCAATATGTAAAACATGCCAGCTAGCACTAGAGCTAGTAGCATGAAAGTTAGAATATGTTGTAGCACGATAGCAATTGCAAATGTGCCAAGAAGAACTACAACTCCATTTTTTGCGTATTTCTTCATACGTTTAATTGACTTCGATAATTTCACCGTAAGGCGCCTCCGTAGCTGAGTTAGTTATCCAAACAACTGGAAAGTGTGGTTTGCTTCCAAAGTCGTTTGACTCCAAGTCTGTGAGATAAATAAGGCAAGAGACACTTGGATATTTCTCTGCCATTTCTGCAACAGCTGGACCAAATCTGGTACCACCTCGACCTTGCATTGTGACTTTCAAAGGCATTGACTCACGAGTAAATGATTGTTCATCAGTTACATGCGTATCTGCTTGCATAAAGCGAACATTTTCTACATTAGCATCAACTAACATAGAAGATATCTCGCCTAAATCTTGATTGAGTTCTTCATCAGTACGAGAACCAGAAGTGTCAACAATGACACCAATCTCTTCAATACATGGTGAATACAAACTAGGCAGATACAAACCACCAGCAACAAACCTACGATTAGGTTTTTGCCAACTGTAATCTGACTTGTTGTTACTTTTCAAGAATCGTGCAAGCTTTTGTTTCCAATTAACTTTAGGTGACACAATGTCATCGACAAGCTTAGACAAACTACCTGGTAGCTTACCTTGTGCTTTAGCAGTCTCAGCAGCTTGTTGCACTGCAACTCGCATATCTGCTTCATGTTTACTTTGTGCACCATTATCTGTTAAGGATGGATTAGGTTGAACACAAGTACCGTCAAAGTCAGACATATTGCCAGGCAATGCATCTCGACCGCCATTCTGTTGCAGAGTGGTGTAAATCTCATCTGCAGTCATATCACGATACTTTTCATCAAGTAGTCCACCTTCGGGCAATATCATGCCCGAATCAGTAACGACTAGATTAATTACATAGTCGCCAGCTACATTCCAAAGGTATGGATCACGCTCGCCAATACGAAGTACATGCATGTAAACACAATGCATAACTTCGTGAGCAAGCAAACCAACTCTTTGCTCAGCTGTACACTTGAGAAAGAATGTGGGATTGATTAGTAGCTTTTCGCC